TTATTATCGCATTTAGTACATCTCGAAACATGGTCACCAACATTTCTTATTTCCTCGAATTTATGCCCACACTCCCTACAGATATATGCATAATTAGGCAAGTTAAATACTCCTTCTAGTCGACTGACTATTATTCATCCCACTACTTTCTTGCTGTCTATTACCAGGTGTAGATACTCCAGATTGAGCCGTTTGCGGTTGACCCTTACCTCCACCAATAAGTCCGCCCGGCAAAAGCATTTCATCCGAGAACTCTAATCCTAAAACGTCAGCAGCCATCTGCATAGCATAACTTGGATTTATTGCAGACGCCAGTGGGCTCTGTAAAAGCCATTGTAACTTATTCATCCTCTCTTTATTACTATTAGCTGCACTATCACCATACTCTAAAAGGTAGCGACCTGGATTATACGGTTCTATAAGTTGTTCAATAACACTTGAATCTATACCAGTCATTTGCGATATACGGTCTGGTGTATACTCAACAGATACTATATAAATTAACTTCTCTATAACCCGTTTAGCAAATGCCTCGAATGTATTTAGTCTCATCTGATTCTTTATATCAGATGCGCCTTTCAATACATTAACCTCAAATGCGGTATCAACTCCAGTCTCAGCAACACCCATTTCCTGTTGAGTAACACCAGACATACTTCTTATAGTTGTTTCTTTTATATTAATAGCTTGATCGAATATAAACTGCCTACCAGATACACCTAAATCAACGGGCTCTATAGCTCCTGCAGGCGGACCGACTATCGGTAACGCCTCATCGTTAGCAGTTTTTAATAGTTTTATAACCTCTGGTTTAATCTTTGTAGAGTCAAACATAGTCTTAAAAACACCAATCTTACGCATAATCGAAGATAGTCCACTATGATAGCGTGATAACTCTACTAAATGCTTTTCTATACGTTGAGATACTGATGTTCCCCATATACTCATAGGACGTGGGAAGAAAGAAAGGTGTTCAAATGGAACTAATGGATACGTCTCAGGTCCTTCCATAAGGAAATCATCGCATCCATAGTTATAGCCCATAACATACATCTCTGCTTTAACAAGATTATGTATCTCCTGAACTTTAATATACTCTTTTCTGTTATTTAGCATATCATTGGAAGGATCAAAAACATCACGTTCGGTTGCGTCTGGTTTAAGTTTATCAACCTGCTTCTTGTCATACATATCATTATCTATAAACTCTTCAATATGTTTATAAACCTGATGTATATAAAACCTTTGTAAAGACCAGTCATTAACGTGATAATCTGGAAAGAACTCAAATAAAGGAGTGTGCAAGGCGAAGGCTGACTCTGTGGTGGAACTAGCCAGCCCAGCCTTCCACTGCGCGTCTCGCACGAGAGGTAACGTCCAGAACCCAACTTTAATTAAAGAGTCACCAAGCACTAAAGAATCATATACGTTCTTCATAAACTGATCTTTTATATTATAATGGCTTAATAAATACTTACCTATATACTCGTATATAACTGCTTTATAAATATCTTCTTCATTGATAGCTCTTATTTCTACCTTACCTGGATGCAATATTATATTAGGAATTATGGTCTCTATAATAGAGCCTAATTCATTTACTTCAATCGCTGTAGATCCGTCCGTATTTCTAGCGCCAGCCCAAAGATTATCATCTACAATATTATAATACCTACGCCAACGTTTCTCTATATCCTGACGTGATTGCGTACTAAACTCGTAGGTTTCCCGCCAACCTTGGTAGCGCTCTTTGCTTGTCGGTTGTCTCATTTACTTCTATACTCTATATGTGTTGTCCCGTGTTTATCTTTATACACACGATACTTTTTTTGTTCCTCTTTAGCCGCCTCGTGATGTTTCCAAGTATTTTCATCTGATTTATACTTATCACCAGGTTCTTCCCGCATACTACGTGCAATCGGTGTAAACGGATTATTAAAACATCCTGTCAGTCCTTTTATATCAACCATGTAACCTCTCCCAGTCCCTAAAACTCATATCGCCCAAGTCCACATCTTTCCTCGTACCATTTAGTAACTCACTAGCCACCCATCCTTCGCCACGTTCTTTCATCTCTGTTGGAAATTCACTGTTCCAAACTGGAGCGTTGCATAGGTATCTTATACAGTCGCTGAAATGCTTAAAAGAGTCATTTAGTTCTTTCCTCTTTGCACTATCTCCAGGTTGTTTAGCCCATTGATGGTTATGCAAAGACTCTGTAACATTCCTACAATTTCTAAATATACTTAGTGTTCCTTGAGAAAATCTAAAAGCACCTTGCTGGAACCCAGACATAACATCGTTGTCTGCTGATAGACACGTCATATTTTTAGCATTAAATTCAGCCACTATTCGTGGATCCTCTGGGTCTATATACACTGGAATAAATCTAGATGGGTCATAATCTTTCTTATAGAACGCTTTACGTCTATCAAATATATCCTTTATGTGAGAATCATAAAGAGTTCTACTTGCTTTATACTCATCAACAACAAACAGTTCACCTTTTGGTGATATAACCGCCGCTATCCATGCAAATAAACCACTATAACCAGGGTCGATAATCTCTATTCTGTTCCACCACGCAGGTACATCAAAAGAATCTACAACATTAACATTAGGATCGTAACAAAAGTCGTTAACCCAACAACTACCGCTCCACTTAACGAACCATCCTAATATCTGCTCTTGAAAAATTCGAGGGGGAAGTTCCGCTCTTTGTTTAATAGGATCTTCTGTATATCCGAATACATTTGCATAAGCAGGCCACGTCAAAGAGAGATACTCTGGATCGTAAGGGTAATCCTTTTCTGATAACCCATACTCTTTTCTCCACCTTGAATCTGGCTTGCAGCCTCTTATAAAGCGTGGGAATAACCAGTCATCCCTTCCCTGAGGTGTCGTAGGTGCTATTGTTTCAGCCTTACGAGTCGCCATTGCTCCTACAAGAGTCTTATTCCAAACGCCACTCTCTCCTCCGATATTATCCATAAGTGCTGTTTCGGATAGAATTACAAGATCGAATTCTGCTCCGTGTGCGCTTTTTTTCGGTTTATCGAAGGAGGCAACAATGCATTCAGAACCTATATCCGTTACTATCTTTAGATTTCCACCCTCTTTATTATCTCCAAGTTCTACTATATTAACAGGACTATCTTCATGTAAAAGATCGTCCCTTATAATCTTAAATTCATGGTAACCTAAGTCATACGAAGGCGCCCCTATTAATACTTTGTAATTACCAGCCACCATATAGGCCGAACCTTCGTGCCCAGTCGCCTCACTCTTCCCTCCACGTCGTCCTGCTATGCAGGTCCTATGTCTCGCTGGTTTAGCTAAAGTGTTAGCCTCTTCTAAAGAGATGTCATTGTCCGTTATATACTGCAGTAATTCAGGAGTCCACGAATTATGAAAACATAGTTGGTACTTGTGCGGAAAGTAACCTATTGTATTAAACCAACTCCATCTAATAGAAGAGACAGCGGCCTGTCGTTGTACAGATAACTCGCTACGTTCCAGTTCAGATTTATATGATTTTTTAGTTCTCATTATAGACCAAACATACAATAATTCGGGAAACCCATGTCAATAAATTTATAATAATTTACTCTTCGTATTCTTCAATTAACTCTTTAAGAGCTTCTATTAAAGTCGATCTAATAGGTCTCGCCGGTCCTAAATATGTAACTAGTTGGTATGAAAAATCTTGATATAACCGCCCGTCATCTGCCGAAATGTTTACATTATACTCATTTCTATTAATATATGAAATGAACCCACGTATATTAAATATACCTATTTCTACTTTAACCTCATCGCCAATTTTTAAGTTTCTATAACATTCAGGACTCATATTTAATTCTCCTATCATTCCCCGTTAGCCCACTCTTTTAACGCGTTGATCGCTATAGGCACTACATACACAATAGCTAGACCCCACCATGTAGTTGTCGGAACGCTAGTCGCTAAATTCACTAAAGCAACAACTACAGCTGGAGACAGCGCCCACTTTAACGATGCCTTAATCTTACGCTTCGTCTCTGGGTCGAAGGAATATCTTATCTGGACTGGGGCTAAAGAGTTCATAATGACGCCTCCAACGCTAACGTTATCTCCTCTTCTCTACGAGAGATGTCCCTAGCTTTCTGTAAAGCAAATGCCTGGTTAGCTTGATTGTTTTCTAAAAATGTTTTTATAGTTACCTCTACCGATTCCTTGCTATTAATATCAAATGTTCGGGGAGCGTCGGGAACGTTCTTGTCAAACATCAATTTGAGAGCTTCCATCTGTTGCCTAGATGGCTTAGTTATGCCAGCCGCAACGGTAGCCATACGATCAGACCAATACTTTGATTTATCTCCATTAATTCGTTCAGATATTAAAGCGACCGCAGCGTCAAAGTCGTCTAAAGAAGATGTAGTGTTGCTTATTATTGGAGATTTAACTACTGCCATTATACCTTGCCTATACCTGCGTAACTCGTTCATACTGAACTCATTGTTATATTTATTTTTGATTATATTTCTTACACCCATATTATATCATAAAATTTTATAAAAGTCAAGAAAATTCTTTATTGACAGAAAGTGGGGAGAAGGTTATATAGCTGTACCGTCCCCGGGTGTAAAGAGCAATAAAGAATGTAAGGTTGGTTACTGGAGAAACGAAATTTTTATATATTGCTCATTACGCTAACAAGTTAGCTACTCTACCTGCGTAGAGTAGCTAACTTGTTAGCGTACTCGTGATTTCATCACTCGTTGACACTGAGTGCATCCATTGTGATATGTGATATATTTATATGCAAAATGTGGTGCGATGTGATAGGTGGGCTGGAGTGTGTGACTGTTGTGAACTTGATTGAATGTGTGATGACGGAGCGCCCCCGGGTGGTGGGCGCCCAACGTCGAGTGTATTTTGCTGGCATGTGGCATCTTATTAACTCCAAGTCGAGTTCGTGATTTTCTGATTTCAAGAATCTTGACGCCTTGCATTTAGCATAATATTCGTTCGTCCAGATACATTTTATCATATTGCAGTATATCCGGTCGGTTGTTGGTAGCCTGCATAAAGAATGTTATGCTTGCTATGTGCAGTGGCGTCAAGTAAATTGTTGACATGATTGTATGCAGTCAGGT